TCTAAGGCTGAAGAATTAGATAAAAATGATGCTTCGATCTCTTGAAACTCCTATATGTAATCAGCTTACAATCTCTCACTTACTTGGGAGATTCAGAGGTTCTAAGTTGACAGGAATACAGGTAGAGATGACAATGCTAGATAGTTGATCCTCAAGCCGGAGAAGGATAGAGAGGGATAGATGTAAGCGTAGAGGGGAAATAGATAAGTTAAGTCCGACATTCTGTGGAGTAATGCCTAAGAAGATATATTAAATCGGAACATTAAGCTTAGCAGTACAGAAGGTCTGATACATAATTGGGCATACCCCCATCGCTAAGTTTTAAATATCCAGAGAAATTAATAAACACTCAGCGGGGACTTCAGCAGATGCCGTTGTTCTATTGATACCTAAACTCTAACTAGGATATTTTGATAGATGTCTTAACTACTTAGTCTCTTGAAATCTCTGAAGTTCTCTGGAGTTGAAAGGTTACTCTATAGACTCAGGAGTCTTCATAATTCTCTGTAAACCTGTTGCTCTGACTCCAAAGAACTCCAAAGTTCTACTAAGAGTACTCTGGAGTATCAAAAGAGTAGTCACCTAGAGTATAGAACACTGAAGGTTAGCATCAAACCTCCAGAGTTGTAGAGGGGTAGGCAGTAGCCCATGGCCCCCCCGTAGTATATATACTAATATACATACATTTTTAAACGAGTAGGGTGTTAAGCAGTTAAAGCGGGACTCAGGAGGTCTTAGGAGGTCTTGAGAGGATAGCTTCTTGTACTTACTAGGATCGTTAAGGACTACCGGGGGCGAAGGGGGGACTACGGAGGACTCTTGAGTCCTGTTGGATATTTAGATCGGGACTTCTAAAGACTCTAAAGTTCCTCTAGAGGGAAGTAACAGTTAAGTATGAGTAATATCTATACATATTTACTCCTAAAAATTACAAGTGAGTAAAATTTACTAGTATTTGCTTCTATTTTTATTTGTCTACTTGTAAGGTGTAGCTGTTTTTTTAAGAACCTTAACGGCAGTATACAGTCTACTTCTAGGTTTGTCAAGTGTAAAGGGCTTGACAACCTGTTAACCAGTGTGTATACTACCTACATTATGAAAAAAGAACTTACAACAAAGCAACAAACCTTCCTAGACAACTTAGTTGAAACCGGAGGTGATCCCAAAGAAGCTGCAAAACTCGCGGGTTATTCAGAGAACGGACATTGGCAGGTCGCTCACGCACTTAAAAATGAAATAATCGAACTAGCCTCTAACATTCTCGCTCAATCCGCACCTAAAGCAGCGATGAAGCTTGTAGACATAATGGACTCTAATGTCCCTATACCTCAAGCCAACATGCGGCTACAGGCTGCTCAAACTATTCTAGATCGTACTGGCTTAGGAAAGCAAGAACGACTAGATGTAAAACATAAAGTAGAAGGCGGTTTGTTTATACTACCCGCTAAGGAAGAGATTATCATAAATGGTGATGCGGCAGAGATCGAGTAGCACAATACCTTTTGGCTATAGGCTCAACGAAGAGGACAACAAAACTCTTGAGCCTATACAGCTTGAGCTAGATACTTTAAGGGTTGTTACAGCTCTGGTTACTAATGAGTCTTTATCTTTACGCGAAGGCAGTCAATGGATAGAACACAAAACAGGAAGACCTCTTAGCCACGTAGGGCTAAAGTCAATAATAGATAAAACAACAACACAGGAGTTAGAACCCTATGAAAGATGAAATAGAAAAAGCAATAGTCAAACTAGCAGCAGCAATAACAATAATGTCAACACCAGAGGCGTGTATGAAATCCACGCAAGCAGTGTTGAACCTTACTAATGCCCTCGCTGTCCTAGACCGCATAGAGGGAGAATAGTGGAAGATTGGACTCAGAACCCACAAGACTATCAAACCAATGAAGATGGGTCTTTTATTCTCAAGAAGGACGGTAGTCCCCGAAAGAAGACCGGAAGACCTAAAGGTTCAAAAGGTCGAGGCTATAACTACCATTCAGAAACTAAAGCCAAGATAAAAGCTAGACGGTCTGTACGAACTAAAGAGAAGTCTGCGGAGAAAATAAGACAGAAGCTAGTTGCTAAACGAGACTCACTCAATGCATCTAAGGAAACTCTAAACAAACTGGACCGAGCAAACGCTAGTAAAGTCATAACCGAAGATATACTAGACAAAGTACCACAAGCTCTAAAAGACGAAGTTAATAACAATGTTATATTCAAACCTAATGCTGGGCCACAGACAGACTTCCTAGCAGCCCCTGAGAGGGACGTTCTCTACGGAGGTGCAGCAGGTGGGGGTAAGTCCTATGCGATGCTCATAGACCCCCTACGCTTCGCACACAGGTCTGCACACAGAGCATTGATACTAAGGCGGTCAATGCCAGAGCTTAGAGAGCTAATAGATAAAAGTAGAGAATTATACCCTAGAGCCTTTCCGGGCTGTAAGTATAAAGAAGTTGAAAAACTTTGGAGTTTCCCTAGTGGAGCCAAAGTAGAGTTCGGCTTCTTAGAGCGGGATGCCGATGTGTATAGGTATCAAGGCCAAGCCTATTCTTGGATTGGTTTTGACGAGATAACTCATTTACCCACTGAGTTTGGATGGAACTATCTCGCTTCCCGCCTAAGAACGACCGATCCTGAGATTGAAACCTATATGCGCTGCACAGCCAACCCCGGTGGTGTAGGCGCAACTTGGGTAAAGAAAAGATATATTGATCCTCACCCGCCCAATGAAACCTTTACAGGGCCAGATAACTTATCCAGAAAGTTTATTCCAGCTAGGCTACAAGACAACCCCTACTTAGCTTATGATGGTCGATACGAAGAAATGCTCAAGGCGCTCCCGCCTACGCAACGTAAACAACTACTTGAAGGTAACTGGGATGTCAATGAAGGCGCAGCATTTACTGAGTTTGATATTGATGTTCATGTTATCCCTCCTTTTTTCATTCCTATATCTTGGGACAGGACAAAAGGTATTGACTATGGCTATGCCTCTGAGAGCGCCTGTATATGGGCCACTATTGATCCGACAGACGGAACCTTAATTGTTTACAGGGAATTATATCGCAAGGGCTTGACAGGAGTCGATTTAGGCGCTATAATAACAGAAATGGAATTAGAAGACCCCTATTCTGTTCAAGGAGTACTAGACACATCCGCATGGGCTAGAACAGGTACAACAGGCCCAACTGTCGGAGAGTCCTTAGTACGAGCAGGACACAAGCTGCGTAGAGCAGATAAGAATAGAATACAGGGCAAGATTCAAATCCACGAATATCTGAAAGTTCAGCAAAGCGGTAGGCCACGATTACAAATCCTAAATACATGTCCTAACCTGATACGCGAACTGCAAAGTATTCCTCTGGATAAAACTAACCCAGAAGATGTAAACACTCATGCGCCAGATCACGCTTATGATGCTCTGCGCTACTTAATAATGTCTAGGCCACGAATGCAAGATGCCTTTAGTAGAATAAGGAATCTCCATATGGAACAGGCTTACACTCCCGCTGATAGCGACTTTGGCTATTAGTAAAAAGGAAAAATTATGGCTTTCGTTCAAACCGCTAGAAAAGTTATTAGAGTAACACCTGTTGTTACAACTGCTCAGTATGCAGATAATGATATATTATTCGGCACAACAGAAATACCTTTAGCAGTTAGTGGAACTGGAGAATGTTCTAAGCTAGTATCTGCTATGATTGTATCTAAAGATAGTGAAGTGTTTGATGGAGAGTTGTTTTTTGCTCAAACAAATCAAGCTGTAGGTACTGTAAACGCTGCAAGAAACGTATCTGATGCTGATTTTGCAGCTTGTAAAGTAACTGGTACTTTAACACTTGATGGCTCTGCTGATGACTATGTTTATGGTGGCGGCAGGATTTCTAGGTTTGATGTAAATCTAGAAGGAGCTGGTGCAACTGACGGTGATCTTATAGCTAAATCAAGATTCCCTATTTTACTACAAGCAGAACCTGATAGTACAAGTGTTTTTTGTTTTATGTTTCTTTCAGGAACAAATGTAACACCTACTTTAGCAGTGGGTGATATAGAGCTAATTCTCGGCATAGAGTATTAGTAGTACCCGTAGCACCCCGGCTAATAGCAATTTTGCCTATTAGTAAAATAATTTTATAATTTAAACGAGGAAACACCCATGACAGCAGTAAATATTAGAGATACAGGTCGTAACTCAGCTAAGACAGTTGATGTTCGTGATCTTGCAGATAGGATGGAAACAACCAATCCTGATCAAGAAGTAACAACTACTAATGAAGTATCAGTAACAACAGGAACTATTGCTGTTACAGATGATACCAATACAATCGTAACAATAGCCCAGCCTGCTGGAACTATTCTTATGAACCTAATTGCATATGCCGCCGGTAATATTGTAACGGCTGGATCAAGCGGTAACGACCTAGACATCTCTATTGGTACAGCTTCGGCAGGCGCACAGCTTCTCGCAGCTACAGCACTTCTAGATGACGGCGGCGCTGCTGTAACTTGGACAGCTAATGTGCCTCTTTATATTATTGAGAACGCACACGGTAAAGCAGCTAATCAATTTGCTACTACAGGAGTTGGCCCTAAAGGTGGACCAGCTACTACAGAAGCAGTTGTGATTGCAGGAGCTTTATATAGTGCAGGCGCTAGAAATATCTTTGTTACTCTGCGACCTATTGGAGCCGACCTAGCAACTGCTGCTACAACGGTTACTTATATTGCACAGTTTCAAGAACTTTAATTAGTCTAAGTATTGATTATGGACGCTGCCGTGTGGTGGCGTTTATAATTTTTAAGGTTTAAATATGGCAGAAGAAAAAAACACTCTCATTCAAAACGCTGATGGCCTTTATTTTCAATCAGAAGAAAATGAAGAAGGCATGTCTTTAGACCTTGAAGATGCTTTAAATAATAAATTAGCGGGGCTTATAGAAGATAGATTTTCAACTGCTGAATCAGCTAGAGATGCAGATGAAGAAAGGTGGATGACTGCCTATCATAACTATCGTGGTCTATACGCTAAGAATGTTAAATTTAGAGAATCTGAAAAATCTAGAGTCTTTGTAAAAGTAAC